AGCTATATCAAAACTCATATTAAAATAATAAATACCACCTTTATCTTCTATTTTAGGCTCATATTTTACATACATTTTTTCTACTAATTCCTTTGCTTTCTCCTGTGCTGTCATAACTGTGCTATTAATTCGTTAAAATATTCTCTACATTGTTCTACCCTCACCTTGATCTGCTCTATCACCTCATCATCTCTTTTGATTACAAAGGTCTTGACTCTTTTAGCATCAGGGATGTGATTGAAGCTGTGCTGTTTTTGCACCTGGTCTCTAAGATCTAAACTCTCCTCCATTAGGCCTAACTTATAGTGTGCACTCTTTACCTCCTGCTCTACGATAGCATGGGGTGTATTGGTTAGGCAGTAACAAAGTAAAGCCTCTTGTTTATCAGTTAACCACATATACCCTTGCAGCTGAAAAAAATACTCTTTATTAGGACACTCAGTATCAAACCAGGGGAAAGTAGATCCACTCCATGAGTTCTTTACATCTACTAGCACCTGATCAGTGACTACATCCGGTGTACCGGTAAGCCACTCATTACTAAAGTGCTCTTCGTTCTTAAAGATAAAGCCTTTATCAATCTGCTCCATTACAAAGCTGAGGCACATATCCTCACACTCATTACCCTTATCAGTATACTTACTAGTAAACTCTTTACGTATACCATAAACGTGTGCCAGGGCTAAGCCCTGGATATACGTCTTTGTTGTTTGTGATAGCACCTCCCCTTTAGTCTTAGAAGAGGTCATTATCTTACCTATAGCTGAACATCTGATTTTCATATCATAGGTATTAGCAACAGTGAATTAATCTGAGTATCATTCAAGTCAAAGCTATCCTTTAACTTATCTACAGTGAACTTACCATCAGCTATAGCCTTAACAGCCTCAGCAAATCTCTTAGCATCTATCTTAGGCTTAGCAGTTGTAGCTACATGACCATCATCATCAGTTGCCTGAAGGGTGAGTAGAGCTTGGATGGTGTACCTACGAAAATAGGAAATTTGACTCCCCTGCTGCTGTGCGTTTAGGGTTAAGTCCATAGCCATACAGCTAGAGATACTAAAGCCAGTGTAGATACAAACTATCTGAGTACAAACACTACCACCATCTATAGGCTGTAGTAAAAGTAGATCATGCTGTAATAAGATAGGCTCAACAGCTTCTAGGATACTATTGATATCAGCATAACTCTTTTTGAAATGGGGGTTAGTAGCATTCTTATGTACTTTACCGATTAGTTGTTTTGCCTTGTGAAGGCGAACATAGAAGGGAGCAGGCTGCTGCTCAACCTCCTGAGGCTTTACAGCCTTAGTTGTTGTTTTTTCCATTGGTTAGTTTATTAATTGTTTGCAAATATAGTAATTATTATTCTATTTTAACATTATTTTCAAAAATTATTTGTCTCAGCTTTTCCCTCACCTCATACATCTCCTCCTTACCATTGTACTTGTACTCACTTCGTAACCACTGATCCATCTCTACAAGTGCCATATAATAGTTGAAGCCATTGGTAGCGTGGTTGAAGTGCTCCTGATCCTCAGGTAGGTTAAATTCTAGTTTTGCTTTCATTTGTTAAAGGTTTCGTTGTAGTATTGTTCAAGTCCAAATGGACATCCTGAATATAAATGCCCAGCTTTAAATATATTTATCATCTGCTCCTTCTCCATTTCTTTGGCTTTAATAACAAATTCGCTCAAATCAATCATGCCAATATATTTATTTACATACTCGTGCTTAAATGGCTCTTCCCATTCATTTTCAATATCACCATCTTCATAATTTTGTACTTCAGTTAGTATCTGTTCAACCAACCATTCTACTGCTGTTTGTTTCATATCATTTCTATTTAATTAATGTGGCAACTTTTACCCCTTATGCTTTATAGTTTTGTTTTGCTATTAGTACTTAATTTTCATACTTACTGCACATTTATACTTCGCCAAAGGTGTTTATTTTTGGTAGTTTTGGCTAAAGATATCATACCACTCCACAAAATCATCAAAGGTCTTGCTTATGATATAGATCCCTCCTGCAGCTTCTATCATTAGTTGGTATTGCTTCTGCACCACTGACTGCTTATCCTTACCAATCTTTACTTCTATCTTTACAGATCTCCCATAAATAGTAGCAGAGATATCTGCAGATCCTGGAGTGCCTGTGCCCTTTGTCCATTGCCCTGCAGTCTTAGTGCCATCTGTCCGGTAGCTTTGCCTGAATACACCCATAGTATTGATCCTTTCAGCTTGATGCTTAGAGAAGTTAAGAAAGTCAGTGATGCATCTAGTAAGCCCATTAGCTGTAGCATCTGAGTACTTAGTGAAGGGGATGATGTGCCCTGGTGCTGATGGGTACCGATAGCTCATGTACTTCTCTTCGAGCTCATGCAGTCTTTGTTTGTTTTGTTTGTTCATTTTCCCATTGTTTTTTGAATTTAATCCACGCAGCTAGTTTCCTTTGCTCTTTGTATTTTTCTCTATTTATCTTATCTCTTTTTCTTTTCTCTTCTATAGTCATAACTTAGTTATTTTAAACCATCTACCTACTGCACTTCTCCCCTTGTCGAAGTGATACCCCTTAAACTTGCAGTACTCATTAACCATCTTTAGATACCTCTGAGCATTTAGATCATGCCACCCTCCTGTGTAAGTTTGGAAGTCCTGAATAGATACGTTATTATAGTGTAGTGTATCCATTGTAATGTTACCCTCTATAGCGTAATCATAGAATTCCTTATTAGTAGAAGAGATAAACCTTTTGTCATCTGCATTAATAGCTTTTGTCTTAACAAGGCCCATTGATAAGAATTTCTGCAGGTTACTGATCATGTAGTTATCAAAGATTAACCAATCTACTACAGTCCAGCTGTCAAATAATAGCCTACCATACTCATCTAAGGGGTTACGTTGAGCATTGAAGTACTGATTAAATTCTATCTCATGCCTTCTCCTATCATGACTACCACCTGCACCACTTATCACATAGTTAGTAGTGATGACTATCTTAGGGCTCCTTTCAAATGGGATAAAGATCTCATCTTTGTTTTTTCGGTTTACTGTTATCCCTTCTGATATCAGTGAGAATAACTGCTCAAAGTCAAAATTCTTTTTCACATCATCAAAGGCCAGGATCTGACTATCTAAGTTTACCCTCTGATAAACAAAGTCTGACTTCTGAGGGTTGAATGCTTTACCATCTATCTTAACTATATTTCTAATCTTACCGATAGCTGTAAGTACTAAGCTCTTACCACTTCCTCCATTAGGATTATCATCTATCTCCTGATCATTAAAAATAATTGCCTTCTGATCTGTTTTATCTTTGTAAGTATGGAGTAAATATCCTAGGGTAGTCTCTAAGGCATTAACCCTCTGCTCATCATCTGCTGATACTTTGCTTACAAAACTCTTAAAATCATTTTCAATAGTCTTAGTAGGTTTGTAATCTCTATCAATGATTTGCCTATCCCAAATGTACCCATCTATATCAATGTAGGGCACAATATCTATCTTATCTTTTGTAATCTTAACTACTCCATTTCTGTAAGGTATAAAGCTCACATCTTTAGTATCTTGCAGCATCATTAATCCTATAGGCTCTAGCATAGATAAGTGACCATCTGTAAAGAGGTAGGGTGACTTACTGCAGTAGTTCCATACTTCCACTTGCTTCTGCTTCATAAGATAAGCTAAGACAAAATCTTTAACCTGGTCCACTGAGCTTAAATTAACTTTGTTCTCTATTACCCTCACAAAAGTAGGTTTCTCTGAACGTTCAGGATAATACTTATTAAAGCCATACTTGTATAGAAAATCTCTATACTTCATAGGATCTACAGACACCCCTTTCTTATCACTAAAAGTCCAAAATACATCCTCACTATTAGCTACATCTTTTTTGACATCTTCTACTACATCAGGCTTAATATCTAATTGTTTAGAGATATCACTAGGGGAGATGCCCTCTTTTAATTTAGACTTTACCTTTATAATGGTTTCTTTATCCTCAAAGTACTTAGTACCTCTATCACTTCTTTTGTATGCAGATCCTACACAGGTATTAATTTCTATTTGAGAAAAGCCTTTATCACTGTATTGATGTAGGTAAAGCTTAGCAGTATTCTCACTGATGCCATACTCACAAAAGCAGGATGCTACCTTAAACACCCAATTATTTCTACCATTAGATAAATCACCATGATTAAACTTCATGATATTCTCAATGATATTACTTTCATTAGTCATTGGTAGCACTGGCACCTTATCAAATGAGCTATGCCCTTTCTCCTCTTCTATAAGATTAAACACCTCAGCATCTAAATTGATGTAAGCTTCAGGATCATAAGACTCAAAGCACACCCTGCTAACATTACAGCTAGAAGTATCAAAATAGTCACTATCAATGTACTCCTCAAATGCCTTAAACCTTCTCTTATGCGTGAATTTATCAGATGGTGGTATCTTAATCACGCACTTTAATCCTTTACCTGAGGGTGATACAAATATCATAAAGACATTGATACAAGCCATTAGCCGAGCTTTCTCAGCTTCCATTACCTCATCACTAGGGTAATCATCAAAGTCTAAGATACAAAGACCTGAATGCTCAATAAGGCCATTATCATTACGTTCATTAAAGGTGCCATTAAACATAATAGCTCTAAGGCTGTTTTTTAGGCTGCTGTAGGCAGGATTATCATCCTCCATAGCTCTAAGAGCAGTGATCTTATCAATAAGCTCAGGGTAGCCTTCTTTTATTCTATTGTAAACATCTACCACCTCTTGAGTGTAGGGTGTCTCTTTAGAATTGAATAAGGACTTGAATACAGATATCTTCATGGTTAGTTAGTTGGGGTGTAAATATAATCATTATTTCTATATGACAAGTCTATGACGCAAAATGACGCAAATTTATTGCCCTTGTCATAGCTAATAAGTATACTGCTATTGACTTTCAGCGTTTTTATGACGCAATGACGCAAAATAAAATAAAAAAAATTATTTAGAAAATGCAAAAAGTTACAGCAGACGCTAATAAGAGAAGTTGTCATTGCGTCATTGGTTAGTAGTAATTGCATCTGATCTGCTCTTTTAATTTCTCTAATTTCTCCAGGCTAACACATTCTAATACCCTCTGCTTTAATGGCTTATAGTATTGAGGTAGCACGAACTTTTCTCTTAATTCTAAGGTATGCATCATATAAGCACTGTCTTTGTACTTAGAGTAAGTGTCATGCTTTGCTATCCCATTTATGACAGTTGCATGAGTTTGGTTGAATAGCCTACCAATTTGTGATAAGGTCATACCATCCCTTTTGAGCACCTTATACAGGTAGTATCTCTTGTATATCACATGCATATACCTGCTTTTTTGTTTTAGATCGTGCTTATCTATGATAGCCTGGACCTCTTCTAGTCTGGTCATGTTAGTAGTTTAGGATTAACTGATTTGAACAGCTCACTTTGACTATCCACTAACCCTACTGCATTGATATAGTCTATCTCTACCTTTGCACTGGCTATGATAGTAGCACTCAGCTGAGCTATTGCTTTAGCTTTTTCTACTTCCTGATTCACTTTCTCATTACTCATATCCTCATCAGATAATCTTTCTAGTGCCATAAAGATGTGATCACGTAGATCACTTAGTTTGTTGTTTGCCATTTGTTTTACGTTTTAGTTTACTTGTTAGTTTCATTACTTCCTGTAGCTCAGCAGGATATCTTTGTATAGTATTTCGAGCCATATTCTCTTTTCTAGTTATTACTTGTAGGTTGTTTAGTTCACAGTTCAAATAGTTACCATCTAAAAAAATGACTACAGATCCTCTAGGTATCTCACCATTTGCCTGAGTCCATACGTGCCTCTGCAGTAGTTCCCATTGACAATCCTTAATTTTGATATATTGATAAGGCCTTCCCTGTGTATCTAATCTTATATTGATAGCACCTACAGGCTTAGTATTGTGAGGCTTATTGCCCTTCTTAAACATGGTGGGTGCTACCTTCTCATAGATTTCAGCATCCATCTGCTTACCTTTATTATGTGGAGTGTGCCCTGGCTTAAATTGATTAGGTATAGATGGCTCTATGATCCTGCCACTTGCAGGTGTAAGCATATAGGCATCTGATTTCTTTACCTTAGCACCCCATGCAGTATTGTATACCTTGCTTATGGTTACCCCTAGAAGCTCAGCTATGTACTTACTGCTGTGATTTGGATATAGATCTATGATCTGCTGTTTTATCATACTACCTCCTCTACTTTATAGCCATGATCAATATACCACTGTAGTGTATCTGAGTGCTCATCTGTATAGATGTAATCATGCAGCTTACCATCTTTACCTAGGTAGCAATTCCACCATGAGCCACCTTCAGGCTCTACGCTATCTTCTAGCCATACTCTATATTTTTTCATAAGGTCTCAACTTTAAGTATTAATCTAGGCCACATGGCCATAAGTTGTAATGCGTGCTCTTTATCTAGTGCCTCTAAGATCCTGGTGCCTATCATCTTTTTTCCACTTTCAAAATAGTTGTAGGTAACTTTATATCTTTTCATTTTATGTAGTATTTGTTATTATTCTTTTCTAATTTATAGCCTATTTTTTCATACATCTTTAAGTATCTGTAAACTGATCTAGTGCTGATGCCTAAGTATCTAGCCATTGAGTTAATGGGCCTAGGCTTAACCTGTAAAAACTGCATAAGCTTTATTATTCTCATTATCCTATGCTGGTTCATTTCTCTTGTTTTATTTCGTTAAAATCTTGCTCTGATAAATAATCTAGGTACAGCTCCAGATTGAAGCTTCCACCTTTATCACCATCACAGCTCTGCTCTCTCCACCATTGCATCTTCCGTTTAAGGCTAAAAGTGGTAGGTATAAATGTGTTTTCAGTAGTTTCCATATTTAGATACATTCAGGATTGTTATAAGCCCACTCTTCTACAAGTAGGGTTGTCTCTTCTAGCTCTCTGCTAGTTAAGGGAGTAAATATGATGTAATTTTTACCTCTTTGGTAGCTATCAACTAGCAATGCCTCATAAACGCCCTCCTCAACAAAGTAACATCTATATTCAGCAGTGTAAATTATACCTCCATCTTCAGAGGCCCACCATACATTGATGTAGCCTTTTTTCAAGTAATCTATCTCGTAGCTCATAGTGCACAGGATAAATACATTCCTACTAAAAAGAGTGTCAAGGCAGCTAAGCCTTGGATAAAATCAATAGTTCTCATCTAGTCCTAGTTTTTCGATTAATACTAATACAGTTGCATACTTGGTTTGTAGTCTCTGAGCTGCAGGATCTGTATGCCCAAATGCTCCGACCATCTCATTGTACTCATCTCTCAACTCTATTGAATAGAGGAGAATAGTAGCTTTCATTTCTTCTGTTGTCATTGGTTAGTTTTTATTGGTTAGTAAATAATTATTTTCAAATATACGAACAAACATTTAATTGTATACAACTTTATCGTTATCAATAATCATTCTAAATAAGGAATGTAAAGGAATAGCCTGAATTTATACATGATAAGTAAGGGTATAACCTTAAATATACTTTACACAAAGGCGTTAATATGTTAGCTATATCTTACATTATGCCACCATTCTAGCTATTATGTTAGTTATAACCAACATTAATTATAGGTGCAAAACAAAATAAGTAGGTGCAAATAATACAAAAATTTGTGACAAAAAATAACCCCCTACCAAACTAACCAAAGATATAGGGGGCTATGAGTCGTCTAATACGAGACCTGGTGCAAATATATGTAAAAAATTACAAATTAAACTTATGAGAGTCAATATATTTTGTCACTGCTCTTTCACCTGTAGTACCCCTCACTAATTTTATGGTAAGTATCCTACCACCAAGGGGCTTAATGGGAGCTCCACGTTCAACGTGCCACCCCTGAGAGCCATCTCCGTACTCTTCTTTGTAGGTACCGGTTAGCATGAGGTGTAACTGCTTTTGTTTAAGTACATAACCTCCTACACTATGATGCTCTATAGTATCCCTTACATCATTTCTACTGCTGTTCTCATGGATGTGGCCCATTGTGAATACATCAAAGTTCTCATAGGTCTCTAAAGCCCTGGTTAAATTGATTGCTCCCTTTGTACAAATTCCTCCACCCCCCGATCCATGAAAATACTTGCATTTTGTGGAGTATTTAGAGCCCCATCCTGAAGCTTGCTTTATGATAAACCACCCACCATAGCCACCTGTTTGTATATTAGATCCTGCTTTATAGTTGAGGAGGTCTACAAATCTTTGCAGTATATCAGTCTCTTGCCATTTGATTATAGCTGTCTCATGGTTGCCATAACCTACTAGCTTAATGATGTGAGCATAGGGCAAGAACCAATCTACAGCTGTCTCTACTATACTATCTAAGTACTTTGCATTGTTATGTTCAGGTCTTATATCAGATTTATTACGTCTGTTATCTCCTCTACCTTGCATAAGACAAAACATATCACCGTTTATCATTACAGGTATATCCTCTTCTAAGCAATAGTCTAGGTGTCTCTTTAGCATCTCCCTATCACAGTGAGGGTTATCCCAGTGTAGATCAGATAGCATAGCAATACGTGCATAAAGATTATCAATGATAAGCTCATGCACATTCTTAGAATGTTTAATCATAAGTAAAGTTTAAGTAATAGTCTAGTAATAAATGACAGGAGTACTCCTATAATAAAGCCCCATACTAGGAGCATCCAATTAGTTTTTGCTTTAGTTATCTGCACAGCTTTACGCTGCTCTTTAGCTTCTCTATAGATATACTTGTATTTGAGCACATCCTGTTTAAGCACCTTAGTTTTATACCTGTACTCTATCCTGGTCTGATACCTGGTCTTAGGCATCTCTAGGATCTGTATAATAGTATCTTTAGTGGTTATGAATTTTTCGTATCTAATCGTATCATTACGTATCACTGCAAAGCTATCTATGGTATTAATCTTAATTGTATCATTTGCTATACTTAAGCCAAACTTAACAGCCTTCTTATAGTGGTATTGTGCCTTCTTAGCGTCTGAACAGCTAAATAGTAGGGATAGTATTAAAAGTGGTAGTAAGTGTCTCATAAGCTCTCTAACATTGTTATCATTCGTGGGCATGGGTAGATATCACTCTTATCCTTTCTCACTGAATTGTGCGTAAATATACCACTTTCTCCACGTAAAGCACGTTTATCAATATCAAAGATGGTAGCAAAGTAAGTTCTAGGTATATTATACTGATTACATAAGTACACTAGAAGTTGTCTAGTGCTCTCTATTTGTGCATCTGTGTATTTTTGCCAATAGATATAGCCTTTGTACTTTTTATCTAAGATAGTTACCTCAGTGTAGTCTACTTTGCCACCCACATAGTTATAGTAGTATCCGTTCTTTTTGGTTAATGGTCCATAGTTACAGATCTCAATGCCTACTGATATCTTATCTAAGCTCTTGTATGGTACTCCTGACTCTGTGAATATCTCTTGCTTTAGGCCCAGGTGATAAGCCCAATTTTTAGAGCTAAAGCATTGCACGATTGTACCTCTTGCACCAATGATAAAAGCAGTGGCTACCTTGCCTACTTGATTGTTAAAAAATTTAGCTACATTAACAGCATCAGGTCCTCCTGCAGTATGGTGCAAATAGATCTGTTTCTTATCAGTAAGCTCATCTATGTATTGATCCTTAGATAGACGGTGTTGAACTATCTTTGTTATATCTAACTCCATCTATATCGTTTTTAATTTCTTTTGAACGCTGTAGTAAATTCTTAAATGCTGACCATATATCTATGCCTTTTACAGCCTTGTAATTTTCGGATATTGATATCACCTCTATACTACAAAGTACTAAAGATAGTATCTTAGTTAGCATCAAAGGCACACTAAAAAATGTTAAAATAATATCGTTAAGGATAAACTTATCTATCAGGTAGAAACCAATAACGGCCACCTCATATAAAAACAACTTAGATACAATGGCTGATAGTTTACGAGATGTGATAGGGATGCCTAATTTCTTAGACTTCCATATACCTGTTAGCGTATCTACTGCAATAGCAAACCCAATCAAAAAGAGGATACCTGAGATTGGTAAAAAGAAAGAGCCTACCACTGCGAAAAGTTGAATAATGTATTTTTGAATTGAGGATAAAAGAATGGCTAACTGTACTTTCATTAGAGAATAAGAATAGAGTTATTATATCCGTTCTCTCTGAAAGTTCCACAGGTGCCTAAGCAAGTGGTTTGGTATTGGTTAATGCAGCTGCAGTTATTAAACATTGGCCTAAGATCAGTATCCTGATTAGTGGTAGATATGAACTGAGGAAATAGATTTCTATTAACTAACAGCCATCTAATAAGTCTTTGCTCAAAAAAGCTAGCTTTCTGTGCATAGTGCTCCATACCGAAGGCTACCTCATTACGTGATACACTAGCTGAGTAGTCACCTGACTGAGTCTGAAGTCCTTTGTTCTTAAGTTGGTAGGTTAATCCGAAAACAGCATCTTCAGCAGATCTCCAAGCTATCACAGGTTGAATAAACTCTACTAAATTTATCTCATCAGGATTAAGTGCTGTGTTATTATACTGAGTTAATAAATAGTTATAGAAAGTAGTGCCTAAGATAGGCTGTACTCTAAGAGCTGCCTGCGTAGCTATGTATGGTGTTACATCTGTTACATCCACATTGGCTGTAATAGGTGTGTTAACTTTTAGATAAGTTTCAGTGATAAAATATAGCATCAGACAGTAGGTGTTATTGTTGGGGTTGTTTCAATGGGAGGTAAATCAGCTAGAGCTCTTATCTCGTTTGGTGTCATATTATCTAATATCTTCTGAGCTACTGTAGGATGCATAGCACTGATAAGATTGTTTATTCTCGAAGCATCACCCTCTAGCTCTACAATAGACTCATCTATGACCTGGAAGTTATTGATAGTGAAATCTGCAGGTATTTTTGAGATTGTTAGTAACTCGTTGAAAATATGCTGAACACATGATCTAAGCTCCATTACTACATTCTTTTCAAAGATAACATAAGCCTGCTTAATATCTGCACCACCACCTAAGCTACCGGTAGTTCTTACTCCCATTAAGATAGGATCTATTGTGTGAGCAAAACAAATCTGCTCAGTATTAAGCTGTGAAGCTTCTTGAAATAAACTATCATTACCATTAGTAGGCATTGCTTCTATCTTAGGTAACTGCTCCGCAGAATTTGCAAAAAATGCAACAGCTTTGCCCGCATTGGCCGCTCCTTTCATTCGATCTATTGTCTCTTTGATCATGTGTTTTTCCTCCTCACTTTGTGGCCTCTTAGGGAACATCATAGCAAATGAAGGGAAAACACTATTTTGGATATTAGACTTAGCAAAGTACGAAAGCTCGCCACTCAAAAATGCAAAATTTAGACAGGAGCTGTACTGGGGTAGAGAATAGTGGTCCTGCCCAATTGACTTAATCTCATAGCAGTATAGTTGCTCATAGTCAGTGTTAGCTATGTGGTATGGTTTAATCTCTTGGATGCCTATTCTCCTGCTCCAATCATCACAAATAAAATACATTCTTTTATCAGCACTTACTCGCACCTTCTCAGGAGATACATTCTCTATCCTAGTAATCTTTTTACCTTGGCCATAGCATATCTTAAAGTATACTCTATTATGGATGATGAGCTGCTTAGTGGTAGCCTTTACTATATGCTTAAGATTAATTTTCCTTTCAAAAGTATAAAGCTCTAATTTTTCAACAGTAGTTAATAGATCAGTCTTAAGGGCAAAGCCACCACCTATCACTGCATTAGTCTTAAAGTCCACAATGGCACCATGCAAAGGTGATGAGTAATACATCTGATTAAGTAGACTAGGATAGAGATTATCAGCTCCGAAATTCTGCCACATATTAGCACTGTACCTACTATCTACATAAGGTAGTGTAAGATTGCCAGGGCCCACAGGCATAAATGGGGTGCTAAAGGATTGGTAGCCTTCTACCACTTCAGGAGCTGTGCTCTCTTTCTTAAAAAAGTTGTTATACCATGCCATAATTAATCGTATATTGAGTTGCCTACAGGCCCACTTACCACCATTCTACCCTCTTCTATCACTACTCCTGTGGATTGTGCAATGGTTAAAGGTAAAGTGTAAGGTGTTGAGCTCTGATAAACTTGGTAAATAAATTGTCCTTGCTTTAAGATGATGTCTACTGGTTCGTTGAGTACAAAAAGATTGTACCTTTCAGGCCATAAGCTAGTATCAGCAGTAGTAAATAACTGAGGCACACTAGCAGTATTCATCTCATTAGTGAACGCAAATAGATAATGAGGGGTGGGTACAGTAGTTACCTCTGTTAAGGTTAGCACTACCTGGTTAATAACTCCTTGCTCAATGTATATCATAACTATATTATATGATGTTAGGCAAATGTTTAGAAATAAAAAAAGCCCCACAAATTGCAGGGCTAGTTTTCTTAGGAGTTTACCTTAAACTAAACCTAAAGCAGTGTAAGAAGATACACCACCTGTGAGGATAACCTCTAGTGCTAAAGACTCATTCTCAGCTACCAAAGTAACTGTGTACTTAGAACCATCAGCTCTAGCAACACCAGAACCTTCTCCAGTAGCAGTAAGCTGCAAGTATGGGAAGTACCAATATCTACCATTAGCATCTAATACTACACCTGCAAGGTATTGTTGGCCTGATGCAAGTATCTTAAGTGAATTAGACTTAGCAGCTTCACGTCGGTGAAATACTAGGTTAATAGTTTGTGTTACAAAAGTTGAACCATTGATTAAATCAGCAGCCTGCTCTTCTGTATAGTTTGATGTATTTCTGCGAATGAAGTAACCTTCAAATACAGGGGTAGTAGGTGCTAAAGTAATAGCTGTAACCTCGTAGTTTGGATAAGTAGTATTACTTGTAACAAGAGCTATCTGCTCTTGAGGTATAAACCATACCTGATAGATACCTCCACTGTTATTATCACACGATTTTTGAATGCCCTCGAGGGCTGTACATAGTGGCATATTTTTAAGTTTTATATAAAGGGGCCGAAGCCCCTCTATGAATTAATAATTAAGATCCGTAAACGATATCAGTTGGATTAACAAAGCTAAAACCTACCTTCATGTTAGCACGAGTTCTGATTACAGGCTC